TGCAGTATAATATTTCACCAGATACGATTGTCGATAATAGACTAGATGTTTCTGTAACTAAGTTACTTAACAAAGAAGTAGATACATCATCATTAAGTGAACAAAATTTATCTATGGCGGCAAACGGTCAATGTTTCACAAAAGAGAAACAAGGTTTTCTACCTGAAATGATGGAAGAAATCTATGAAGGTAGAACTTATTTCAAAAAGAAAATGATTGAAAAGCAAAAAGAATATGAATTAAGCAAAGATAAAAATCTGATTAAAGATATATCGAGACTTAATAATATTCAAATGGCGAAGAAGATTGCATTGAACTCTGCCTATGGTGCTTTAGGTAATCAGTATTTTAGATACTTTGATGTGAGACAAGCAGAAGGTATTACTTTATCAGGTCAACTTAGTATCAAGTGGATTGAAAAAGCATTGAACAAATATTTTAATAACCTACTTAAAACAAATACAGAATATGTAATTGCATCTGATACCGATAGTGTCTATATCAATATGGCACCTCTAGTTAAATCTATATTTAAAGATGAAACTGATAAGAATAAAATAGTAAGTTTTCTAGATAAGGTAGCATCACAAAAGATAGAACCTTTTATTGAAAATTCTTATCAAGAACTTGCAACTTATGTAAATGCATATCAGCAAAAGATGGTTATGAAAAGAGAAGTTATTGCAGACAAAGGTATCTGGACTGCCAAGAAGAGATATATTTTAAATGTTCATAACTCTGAAGGTGTTCAATATGCAGAACCTAAACTAAAAATTATGGGTCTTGAAGTCGTAAAATCTTCAACCCCTGGGTATGTTAGAACAAAATTAAAAGAGGCAATCAAAGTTATTGTTACACAAGATAATGATGCATTATTTAAATTCATAGAAAATACAAAAGAAGAATTTGACAAACAAGAACCTGAAGATGTTGCTTTTCCTAGGTCAGTAAATGGCATTCAAAAGTATAAAGACAATATGCATATATATTCGAAAGGCACCCCTATGCATGTACGAGGTACTTTGCTATACAATCACCTAGTCAAAAAGCATAGCATTGATGGTAGATATCCTGTTGTCAAAGATGGTGAAAAAATAAAATTCTTACATGTTAAAGTACCTAATCCTATTCAAGAAAACATTATTAGTTTTCTTGTAACTTTGCCTAAAGAGTTTGGGTTACACAAATATGTAGATTATGATTTACAGTTTGAGAAGTCTTTCTTAGAACCTTTGAAGTTTATTGTAGAGAGTATTAACTGGAAAATCGAAAAGACAAATGATTTAACGGCATTCTTTGAATGATGGTAAAAGTTATTTTCTTTGTTGACAAATTAAGCATGTTCAATTATAGTGATAGAAATACGAGGTAGCAATGACAGATTTTTTAAAGAGTATAATAAAAGAAAGCAAAAATGAATTTGCATCTTTAGTAGAAGATGGGATTCAAGCAGGCGATGTAGCAAGTTATATTGATACAGGTTCTTATGTATTTAATGCTTTACTAAGTGGTAGTATGTATGGTGGATTACCATCTAACAAGATTACTGCTCTTGCAGGTGAAAGTGCAACAGGTAAAACTTTCTTTGCATTGGGTGTTGTAAAACATTTTCTAGATAAAGACGAAAACGCAGGTGTCATTTATTTTGAAACAGAGAGTGCATTAACTAAAGATATTATTGAAGAACGAGGTATTGATAGCAAGAGAATGGTTATCATGCCAGTAACTACAGTTCAACAATTTAGAACTGAGGCAATCAGAATTATTGATAAGTATCTAGAACAACCTGAAGCAGAAAGAAAACCTATCATGTTTGTATTAGATAGTTTAGGTATGTTATCAACTACAAAAGAAATAGAAGATACTGCATCAGGTTCTGAAACTAGAGATATGACAAGGGCACAACTTGTTAAAGGTACATTTAGAGTATTGACTTTGAAACTAGGTCAAGCAAAAGTACCTATGATTGTAACTAATCATACTTATGACCAGATGGGTTCTATGTTCCCTCAGAAAGTTATGGGTGGTGGGTCAGGTTTACAATATGCCGCATCTACTATTGTCTTCTTATCGAAGAAAAAAGAAAAAGAAGGTACTGAAGTTGTAGGTAATATCATTCATTGCAAATTGCAAAAATCAAGAATAACTAAGGAAAATTCTATGGTTGATGTATCACTTAGATATAAAGGTGGTCTCAACAAACATTATGGTCTATTAGAACTTGCTGAACAGGCAGGAGTATTTAAAAAAGTATCAACTCGTTTTGAACTACCTGATGGTTCGAAAAGATATGGTAAAGAAATACTTCATAATCCTGACCAGTTCTTTACTGAAGAAGTAATGCAACAAATAGAAGAATATGCGAAAGAGAAATTTTCCTATGCCGGCGAAATATAAATTTGTAGAAAACGGAAAAGAAATAGCAGTTAGAATACTTGAAGGTCAATTTGATGAAGTTACTCTTCAGTATTTTAGAGTACAGTTTGGTGATGTTAACGAAGACGGCACCAGACCTATGAGATTTCAATACAAGATTATAGATAATCCCAGACTTACTCCTATAGAAGAGAAAGAGTTTCTACCTATAGCAGGTGATATACTTGTCGATTGCATAGAAAAACAACTAGAAAAGAATGAGGTGATATATACAAATGGTACGGATTGAACGAACAATATTAGCAAACTTAATTACAAACGAACCTTTTGTTAGAAAAGCATTACCTTTTATTAATGAGAAATATTTTCATGACAGTTCAGAAAAGATAATATTTCAGGTTATTAATCAACATATCAGAGAATACAATACACTACCTACAAAAGAAGTTACCTCTATTGCTATTCAGAATGTAGAAAATTTAGGCGAACCTGAGTATAAAAAAGCAACTGACATTGTAAATAGTTTAGAAAATAGTAAAGCAGATATTGATTGGTTAGTCGATACTACTGAAAAGTTTTGTCAAGATAAAGCAATCTATAATGCAATCGCAGATAGTATAGAAATAATCGAAGGCAAGAATAAGAAACAAACTACAGGTGCTTTGCCTGAGATATTATCAAATGCTTTATCTGTTACATTTGATCCTAATATAGGTCATGATTACTTCGGTCAATCAGATGACCGTTTTGAGTTTTATCATACTAAAGAAACCAAGATACCTTTTAATCTAAGATATTTTGATACAATTACAAAAGGTGGGTTACCTAATAAAACACTCAATGTTGCCATTGCAGGTACAGGTGTAGGTAAGTCGTTATTCATGTGTCATCTAGCGGCGAACTATTTGATGCAGAATAAAAATGTATTGTATATCACTTTAGAAATGGCAGAGGAAAGAATAGCAGAAAGAATAGATGCTAACTTAATGAACCTAGATGTTCAATCTGTTCAAGAACTACCTAAGTCGATGTTCGATAACAAGATAGAACAAGTTAGAAAAGAGACAACAGGTAAGTTAGTAGTAAAAGAATATCCTACTGCCTCTGCACACAAAGGTCATTTCTCATCTTTATTAAATGAATTAGCATTAAAGAAATCTTTCAAACCTGATGCAATCTTTATTGATTATTTAAATATATGTGCATCTCAAAGATTTAAAGCAGGTGCTAATATCAATTCATATACACTAATTAAATCTATTGCTGAAGAATTAAGAGGTCTTGCAGTAGAATATAATTTACCTATTATCTCAGCGACACAAACTACAAGACAAGGTTTCAATAGCACCGATATAGGTTTAGAAGATACTTCAGAATCCTTTGGGTTACCTGCTACAGTTGATTTCATGTTTGCCTTGATATCTACTGAAGAGTTAGAATCCCAAAATCAAATAATGGTCAAACAATTAAAAAATCGTTATAACGATCCAACTAAGTTCAAAAGGTTTTTACTAGGAATTGATAGGTCAAGAATGAAAGTTTATGACCTTGAGGAATCTGCACAAGCAGATATTATAAACCCACCTAAAGCACCTACTATGGTCGAAGTTGTTGAGACTAATGCTTTTGATAAACTAAAGGAGAAACGAAGTGAAACGAAATACAAAGACTTCTCAAACTTCAAGGTCTAAGAAACGATTTAAGTATCAATATGACGGCGAAAATAACACCTATCAGATATTCGATACCAAGTTCAATCATATCGTAATTCACAAGTCCACGAAGAAATACGCAGTTCTTACATCGGCAAGTATGAACAAAAACCCACCTTTTGGTGAGTTTGAGATACCTAGATTTCTGAGAACTGACAATACCGACAAAAAATTTTCATAAATACTTATAATAACCCTTGACTATTGCCACTATATGATGTATTATAATAGTAGTAAAGAGGATTTTATGTATAAGCATTTAAGACAAGTCAAGCAAGATATAGACCAGAGTTTTGAAGGTTTACTGCCTAGAGAAACTATGAGTGTTCATACTATCGCTAGAAAATTAGCGAAGAGAATGGGCACAAAACATGGTATGCGTTTTGTTAGTGTCAATCAACCTATAGGTAAGCGACATGCAGATGGCGAGTTATTTTGTGGTGGTTCATTCTATCCTTGGTATGCAGATGAAGACGATTGGTATGATAGTGAAGTTTGTTTAAACTATAAGACTAAAGATATAAATTTAGGTAGATGGTGGGTGTATAAAACTTTTCATCAACAAATGACTGCCGCTATATTACACGAATTAAATCATAGGCAACAGTATTTAAGTAGAGGTAAAAAAGAAAGAAAAAATGAAATCTTTAAATCCTCTCATAGAAAAAAGAAAGTTGCAGTAGAAGAGAATTATTATGGGTCACTTGATGAAATACAATCTTATGCAATAGATGTTGCCTTAGAGTGTCATTATAATGATGTTACACCAAGACAAGTGTGGAAACATATAGATGGTCGTATAAGTAGACCTAAATATACTACACTACATATATACAAGAACATGTTCAAAGATAAGGATCATCCTGTAATGAAAAAATTAAAGTATTATTCTTACATGGCATATAATCAGATATTAAAACCATGCTAAGATTTTCAGATTACGAACAATTAGACGAAGCATCTAAAAACCTTCACTTAACTCATATTGAGGAAACAATAATTACTGAAGGTTCTGAAGGTGCGAATAATGCCTTAGGTTTTCTAAAAGGTGTTCGTGATATGTTATCTGGTTCAACCAGAAGTTCAGTTAATATCACAACAAAGTGGGACGGTGCACCTGCAATCTTTTGTGGTATAGATCCTGCAGATAAGAAATTTTTTGTAGCAACTAAATCAGTATTCAATAAAAATCCTAAGTTAAATAAAACAACTGCCGATATTCGTAAAAATCATTCAGGTGGACTAGTATCTAAATTAGATGTCTGCCTAAAAGAACTACCTAAATTAGGCATCAAAGGTGTCCTACAGGGAGACTTGATGTTCACAAAAGGTGATTTAAAAACCACTAATATTGAAGGTGTATCACATTACACATTTCAACCGAACACAATAGTTTACGCAGTACCTAAAGATGACCCTTTCGGCAAGTTTATAAACAAGGTAAATTTAGGTATTATATTTCATACAGAATATAAAGGTGCCAAATTAGAGGATATGAAGGCATCATTTAATATAAATATAAAGAAGTTGCGTAAGAGCAATTCTATATGGTTCGATGATGCATCATATAAAGATGTATCAGGTATGATTACTTTGACTAAAGATGAGACAACCAAACTTGATAAGATGATTGATAATGTGGAAAGTCAAGTTGGTAAGTTGTCTTCATTCTTAGATAAAATGTCAGAGGATTTTGACGAAAAAAATAGATTTGCAATACCTACCAACTTCAAAGTTCATTTGAACTCTTACTTTAAAGGATCAGATGAACTTAAAGATGCATCTAAAACTATAGATGACTTTGTTACATTTTGGGAAAACAAGATGGACAAAGAAGTAGATAGTAAAAAAACAGATGCCGCTAAAGATAAGTACCGTGCAATGAAAGAAGACGGACTTAAAAAAATTGAAAGCACAAGAAAAAAACTTGTGCAAACAGTTGATATGTATATTAATATAATGGATGCAAAAGACTTATTAGTGAAGAAATTGTCTAAAGTGAAGAGCATAGGGACATTTCTGCAAACAAATGATGGATTAAAGACTACGGCACCAGAGGGTTTCGTAGCAGTAGATAGAGTTAAAGGTAACGCAGTTAAGTTGGTCAATCGACTTGAATTTAGTAGAGCAAACTTTACTGCAACTAAAAATTGGGTGAACGGTTAAATGACTATAAAATTCACAGACCTTTCTAAAAGGTTATCAGAGCAAAAAAGCGATACAGTTGTTTTTGCATTCGGTAGGTTCAATCCTCCTACTGTAGGTCACGAAAAACTTTTCAAAAAAGTTGAAAGTGAAGGAAAGAGAGCAAAAGACCATTTTGTCTATGCATCTCATTCTGAAGATAACAAAAAAAATCCACTTAATCCACGATTAAAGCAGAGAATACTGAAAAAGGCATTCCCACGAAACAATGTGGTTATCTCCTCGAAACAAATGCCTACTGCTCTTCACATTGCATCCGCATTGTATGAAAAAGGTTATAAAAACCTAGTGATGGTTGCAGGTAGTGATAGAGTACAAGAATTTAAAAAATTACTAGACAGATACAACAACGAAAAATCAAGACATGGTTTTTACAACTATGAAACTATCAATGTTGTATCATCAGGTGAAAGAGATGCCGATGCTGAAGATGTATCAGGTGCATCAGGAACTAAAATGAGAATGTATGCCGCTAAAGGCGACTACGAAAGTTTTAAAAAGTTTTCACCTAGCAAATTATCAGATAGAGAAGTTAAACAAACTTATGATGCAGTAAGAAAAGCATTACCTAATTTACAAGCAACAATGAACTTTCCTGTTATTAGTGTAAGAGAACAATATCTCTTAGGCGAAGTATTTAATGTAGGAGATATCATTGTTGATTTAAACGAAGAACAAGAATACGAAATTATAGAGCAGGGTCCTAATTTTGTTTATGTTAAAGACAAAGAAGGTACAGTATATACAAAATGGTTAACTGATATATCGGAGAAGAAAAAAGATGACGAAAAAGACCGAACTGAAATACCCCAAGATAGAGATATCAAAGATAAGAAAGGTACCCAACCTGCGAAATATTACAAAGGAATGTCCAAGTCAACAAAAGATGCCAGACATGCATTCTTTAAGAAACAAGATAAATCACCAGATAGCGACCCCTCAACTTACAAACCAGCACCTGGCGATGCTACAGGAAAAACAAAACCTTCAAAGCACACTAAGAAATTTAAACAAATGTTCGGCGATGAAAGTATACCAGAAAAATCAAATCCTAGGATACCTAGAAAACCAGGTCAACCAGCAAACAGTAAAAAACACTCAGACTTATACACCGATGAAAATCCTAAAGGAACTATTCAAGGTCTCGGTTTCAAAGATGTCGAAACTGCAAAAGCAAGTGTAAACAAAATAGAAAAATCTGGTAAGACACATGCTCATAAAATTCAAGCGGCAATCGCCATGGAACAAAGAGCAAAAGTCATGGGTAAAAAAGCAGAGGCGGCAGTATATAGAGAATATATTGAGAAGATGAAAAAGAAAACCAAAGAGATGCAAAAAGAAAGTCTTTGGGATAATATTCGTAAAAAGAGAGAAAGAATTAAAAGAGGTTCAGGCGAGAAGATGAGAAAAGTTGGTGACAAAGGTGCACCAACACCAGCACAAATGCAAAGAGCAAAAGCGGCGAGTGAAGATACAGATGAAGATTTAGAAAAGTTTATAAAAGATTTAGAAGATAATACACCTAATGAAAAACAGTTCGATGAGAAAGCACCTAATACTGCAGATGCAATGAAAAGATATAAATCAGGCAAAGCAGGATTTACAGATATCGCACATTTAAAAGCAAAAGGTTTAATTAAAAGAGCAGACGGCACTAAAAAGAAATCACCTAAGTATGAAGAAGTAAACGAAGACTTTGGTCATTATCCGGCGCAGGCATCTGATGCAAAGTCAAAGAATAAAGATGATTGGGTTGCTGGTGATCCTGATGCTGATTACACCGTACAAGGTTTCAATGGTTCAAATGCTGGTGAAGTTCTTGATGCATTAAACAAGCAAGTTGAAAATGAACGAGGATTTGCACCTAAAAGTTTTATTGATAGAGAAGAAATCACAGAAAGAAAACTGACACCTGACGAAAAGAAAAAATTAAGAAAATTTGAAAAAGATGTGCCTATGAAAGATTTCATAGACAGATATGGTAAAGACGAAGGTCCTTCAATCTATTATGCTACAATTACTAAAATGGCAAAAGGTGAAAGCAAGACATTCAAAGAATTTTATGAAATAGGTAAAGACTACGCAAAGCATACTGCAGATATGACACCTGGTCAAGACTACAAAAAAATCATGGGTGAAAAATCTAAAGTAAAACTAAAAGTAAAAAATATAGATGATTTGTTTGAAGATGAATACGATAACAATCCTATAGATGATCCACCATCAATAGATTCCTATGATGAACCTATACCTTATGGTGAACCTATAGAGGTACCTGATACTACAGAATTAGAAAAAGACATGTTTAAGCAAGTCGATAAAATAGATGATTTAGAAGACATTGCATATCTTTATCAAGAAGATGATAACGCAGAATTTGTTGATGAAAAAGATTTTCTAGCGGCGGCACTTACACCTTCTCAAAGATTTAAGAGAGCGGCAGTTATGAGAAGACTAGCAAAGAAGATTGCTAGACGAAGGGCACTAGCAATGAAACGACCTTCATCAAATGAAAAGATAAAACAAAAAGCAAGAAAACATGCTATCAATTTATTGCGTAAAAAATTCTCAAAAGGCAAACCTTATAATGAATTAGGTTTTCCACAGAGAGCAAGAATAGATGATATTATCAGAAAGAAACAAGCAGTAGTTGGTAAAATCGCAGTTCGTTTGATACCTAAAATTAAAAAGTTAGAGAGAGAAAGAATACAAGCAAATGTTAAGAGTATGAAAACTGAAGAAGTTCAGTTTGAGCAAGTAAATCTTAAATCATTCTTAGGTGAGGCATTCGACCAAGGTATCAATGCACCCGACCAAGATAGCGAAGATTTAAATAAACTTGTTACCTTCTTACAAGGTATAAGAGGTGATGAGTTAGTAATGGTTGCAAACCCATCAGGCAAAGTAAAAATAAGAAGATCCTTTGAAGGTGATGAAGAAAAGATAGAAGACTTTATTGAGAAAGAAGGATTAAAAATTAATTTTGCCAAACAAAAATTTGGTGATGGTTCAGTAGGGGCAGGCGGTGTTAAAATAAATGAAAGCACACAAGAATTAATGGTTGCATCACTTGTATTACTTAAATACAAAGGTGGTAATTTAGATAGTGAAGAAGCATTGAAGTTAATTGATGATGCTAAAACAAAGTTTAATGATGTTGAAGGTGCTAGTGCAAGACCTGAATTATTAGCACAATATGATAGAAACTTTAATGATTTAGCAACTGCAATATCTTCATCTAATGCAATATTAAAAATAGCACCTAATCCATCTAAAGTATATTGGACTGGAAAAGGTTGGCACAAAGACATTGCTAAATTTAATCCTAAGATTGGCAATATCAAAGATTATAATTCTTCAGATATTGTTGTTAAATCAGGTAATAAATTCTTTGGTTTTTCTCTAAAGAAAAAGAAACAAACAAGAGATATTGATCCTACATTAATCAATAAACCTATTACAGGCGAGAAGTCTATGTTAAAAGATATTGTAGGTGATGCAGATATGAAAAAGATTGAGAGAGCAAAAAATATGTTCTTCAACTTTGGTATCGAAACTTATTTTAAAAGAAAGAAAAATTTAAAGAGAGGTGACGCATCTAAAATACCATCTAAAGAAAGAGATGCATTAATTAGAGAGATACCTACTAGAGTTTGGGGTACAATGTTAAAGAACCCTAAAAACATATTCTATAGAAGAGTAGAACAAATTATTAAATCACACGATAAAGATTTTATAGAGAAGTTTTTAAATCTTGTGTTTAGAACTGATTTAGGTCCTACACTAGAAGGTGGTGAGTTTGACTTCTACTTGCTAACAGGTATCGGTCAGATGAAAGGTAATACTGTTAATGTTGAAGGTGCAGAGGCAAAAGATTTAAAAGGTATCGTAGAAGGATTACAACAATTATATAAAACAAAATTATCTATAGATAAAACTAAAGGCAAGATACAAGCATATGAACAAGGTGCAGGTGCGGCGAAGTTGTTCTTAACTATATCAAGTGAAGGCACACCTATTCTTGACATTCAGATTAGATACAAAGGTAGTTATACTGCTAATCCTCAGTTTCAAGCAACTGCAACTGTAGACTTGAAAAAGATATTCAAAAATATGAATAAAGAAAGTGTTGAACTAGATGAAGATGGTTGTCCTATAGACTTATTCGACCATGTAATTACCGAGGCAGAATATCAAGGTAAAAAAGTAAAACTAAATGATCCTATTAGAACTTCAGAGAATCCTAATAAGAAATTTAAAGTTTATGTAAAAGATGGTGATAAAATCAAAGTAGTAAGATTTGGTGATCCGAATATGAGCATCAAACGAGATGATCCTGAAAGAAGAAAGAATTTCAGAGCAAGACATAATTGTGATAACCCAGGTCCTAAAACAAAAGCAAGATACTGGTCATGTTTTCAATGGAGAGCAAAGTCACCTGTAAACAATGAAAATGAACCTGATATCGGTAGAAGAATTACTTTCAAAGAAAGCATTAAAGATAAATAGTCTAACAGAGGAACAAATGAGCAGATATAAACAATCACTAACTGAGAGTTATCTCAAAGTAGGCAGTCATAAAAAAGAACAAGAGGTTGCTGAACTTCAAGAGAAAATTGCAGGTTTAGTAAAAAAAGCAGAGAAGACTGGTATACCTTACGGCATTCTAAAGAAAGTCTATGATAGAGGTATGGCGGCATGGAAAGGTGGTCATCGACCAGGTGCAACTCAACATCAATGGGCATTCGCCAGAGTAAATAGTTTCGCAACAAAATCACCTGGAACATGGGGCAAGGCAGACAAAGATTTAGCAGATAAAGTTAGAGCAAGAAAAGAAAATGTAAATGAAGGTGAAGGTCATGATGGTAGCAGAATGGCAAAATCTCAAATGTTCAAAGCAATGGATTATGCTAAAAAAATTCATGATATGGTACAAGACAATGAAGAGTTAGAAGATTGGGTAGAGAGTAAATTGACAAAAGCAAGTGATTATCTATCTTCAGTTTATCACTACTTAGAATATGAAAAAACAAATCCAGAAAAAGAAGAAGGAGATGCGTAATGAAGTGGGGACCGTTAAAAGACTTACCTGCAGACTTAATCGAAAAATCTAGAGATGCAATGAAATTCGAAGATAGCAAATACCAAGCATTTTTTCAAAAAGCAATGAAAAAATTTGGTCATTCAAGTGTCGGCGAAATGTCACCTGCAGAAAAGAAGAAATTTTTTGATTTCGTTGATGCAAACTACAAAGCAAAAAAAGAAACTGATTAATCTTTTTTTAGGTTAAAACAAATGGCGAATTTTAAATTAGATGATGTGGAAAAGTTGGAAACTCTTTGGTTTGATTTCATTAGAAAAACCAAAGCATTAGGTTTAGATTTCAAAGATAATCATATTAGAATACAACTAGCACCTAAAGGTGTTAGTAAGAATATGATAACTAATAATATCGAGTGTTGCCTAGATAATACTGAGAAGAACACCGCTATGAAAGTAAGTCATAGTTTAAGAAAAGAAGATTTTGAACCTAAAGAGAAAGAAAAAAATGAATAAGAGTTTCAAACATTTTATAAGCGAAGATGTCGAAGATTACGGAACGATATATCTAGACATGGACGGTGTACTAGCAGACTTTATAGGTGGGTTAGAAAATGCGTTTGGTACTGAAGGTGCTGAAGATTTTCTAGGTACTTCAGGTTCTAGTACAAAGTGGGAAAGTCTCAGAAAAGTCAAAGGTTTCTGGAAAGACTTACCTATCATGCCAGGATCAAGAGAACTTTTTAAGTTCGTAAGTAAATATCCACACGAAACACTTACCGCATATCCTAAGAGAATGCCTGAAGCACAAGATGGCAAAACAAAATTCATGAGAACTAAGTTTAAATTTAAAGGTAAAATGAATTTAGTCATGAGAGCAGATAAACAAAAATATGCTAAGAATAGAGAGGGTAAACCTAATATTTTGATTGATGATTATATAAAGAATGTAAGACAGTTTGAGAGTGCTGGTGGTATAGGAATCCACCATACAAACGCATCTAAAACTATAAATACTTTAAAGAAACTTGGTTTCAAGTAACTATTAATAGGAGGACCTAATGAGTTCATGGGGAGCAACGGATTCAGACGAATCCAAACCTAAGTATATTATTGATAGCGAGAAAAAAGAAGTTTATGCTGATGCCAAAGGTTGGGTGAGACAGGCAGGAACAAAAGCATCTGGAAACGATAATCCTAATGCAACTCCTGAAGTCTTAGTAGCGATTGGTTCACTAGCAACTAAACTTGGTCAAGCAACGATTGATGCAGTAAGATTTACATCAACATCTGTATCAGGTGGTGGCGGAGTAGTAAAAGTAGAAGTTGACTTCAACGAGCAAGTAACTGTAGCATCACAACCTTGTCTAATGGTTGTAACAAACAGTCAAGCAGGCGGCGGTGGAGCGGCGAACTTAACATTAACTATGGACGGTACTTTACCTGTAACTAACGACACATTAACATTTTCTACAACTGCCTCAAATGCGGCAATAAATCAAAATGATGTATTGTCTATCGGCGCACAAACCATTGATAAAAATGGTGGTACAGTAGTCGATACAGTAGGTGGCGGAAATGCTGAAATGGCAATATCCTCTGCAGTATCATCTGCGGCAGATACATTAACTGTCGGTGCTTAATCGCTATGTGTAAGAATTGCGGACATGCCTGCCATTGTTCAAATGGTGGGTCATGTTCATCTTGTGAATGCAAAAATTGTGAGCATTCGCAATAGTCATATAAATAATTAAAACTAGAGTTGGTCCTGTTTGATATAAAGTCAGGACAACTTTGTAATGCATAATAGGAGATACTTATGGCAGACCAAAAAATATCAGAGTTAACCGCCGCAACAAGTGGCGCAAGTGCTGACCTTTTACATGTAGTTCAAGGTGGTACAAACAAAAAATTAACAGTAGCAAACCTTTTCGCAGGGATTGATACAAATGTTAAACTAGATGGATTTCTAGCATTAGAAGGAACCGCACAAGCAATTACTGCCGCTGGTTCTACACAAGCAATCAACACAACTTCATCAATATGTGAAATTACTTCAAATAGTGCAACTACTGGAGGTAATTCACTTACACTTGCTAACGGTGTGCAAGGTCAAATCAAAATTATTACTATGGTAGCAGATAGTGGTGATGTAGAAGTAAGACCTGCCAACTTTGCAAACGGTACAGGTATTACATTTAATGATGTTGGAGATACAGTAACACTAATCTATTTAACTAGTAAATGGGTTGCAATGTCAAATGTAGGCACAACAATCGCATAATATTAGAGAGGGAGAATAAAAATGAAATCATTTAAACAACACCTTTCTGAAGATAATGTAGCAACTCTAAAGAAAATTGTTAGCAACAAACAAAACATGCCGTTGAAAATGAAAGACGGTTCTATGAAAGTAGATTTGTTTACCGCTAGTGCTTTTATGAAGGGCATGGAAAAAATCAATCCTACTAACAAGAAAAAAGTTATGGATATGATTAACAATGGCACAAAAGCACAATTTTTACAACTGCAAAATGTCTTTATGAAAGCAGACGATGAAGATCCATCAGATGATGATAGTCAAAAACTTCAAGCAATGGATCAAGAAAAACTTGATGAACTTCTTGAAATGTCTGAAGAGGCATTTGACAAACACTTAGACACTTTATCAGACGAAGATTTTCTTCAACTAGAAGGAGTTCTTGGTGCTATAGGTCGAGGCGTTAAAGCAGTCGGTAGAGCGGCAGTTGGAGGCGTCAAGAAAGTTGCAAACAGACTTTCAACTTCAGGTCGGGCAGATGCCGCACAAGCAAAACTGGCGAAGATGCAAAAGAAAAAAGCAGACAGAGACAGACTTGCTAAAGCAAAGGCAGACATGGCGGCGATGAAGGCGAGAGAAAGAGAACAAAAAGCGGCGAAAAGAGACCAAGAAAATAAAAGAGCAGAGCAAGAAAGAGAAAAAGCAAAGCAAGAAAGAGAAAGAGCGGCACAACAAAAAGAAGGTTATGATGCAAAAGATGACCACAACATGGATCCTAGAAGTCATGTTGTTAAAGAAAAAGATAAATTTGCAGTCTATAACATTCAAAATAAAAAAGTGAAAGAGTTTGATAATAAAAAAGATGCCGAAGATTATTCTATAAAAAATCATGATGCCTTGATGAAAAAAGAGGAAACAAAAATGAAAAAAGAAAGCATTTACGATGCCTCTCTTAGAGTTCTATTAGGCGAAGATGGTTATTCTCAAAATCCAGCATTTGACGGAACAGATAGTGCAATGCATGATATCTCAAAAGATGATATTGTGAAACAACTAAATGCATTCGTTGGTGCTATAGGAATGAGAGAGTATGTAAATCCAAAAGGTGCTTTACTGCAATTACAAGGTAAATTAGCAACTATTGGAATAGCATTCGAAGTTCCTGAAATGCCAGGTGAAAAAGGTAAAGTCGTTGCCGAACTTACTCAGTACGGTGGAAGATATGGTAAAGATACAGATACTCCACATGATGAGATAATCAACGATGATGGAATTGCTCATAGAGGTATTGAAAGAAAACTAGAAATTGAGTACGAAACTGTAAGACACGGTTGTTCAAGAGTTTATGCGAAAATAGTTTAATAATCAATATACATATTATGCGATGACTGATATTGAACTAACACATAAAAACTTTTTAGTCTATGCAATGAAGGCGTATAACAATCCTCATTGCATGGACACAAATGAGTTTTCTGAAGATATTAAAAGAATTAAGTATGTAAAAAGATTGTTTCGTAAGTATAGCGAAACAAAAGTTTTGAGAACAAGACTAATACTTAATCACTTAATGATACTTTACAATGTGTTTGGTGCAGAGGCAGTCAAAGAAATGTTGTTTTTAAAAGTAGAAAAAAGTATGTATTCAACTTTAAAAACATTTTTAGTATTTTTAAATTATATGAAAGATAGTGAGTATGTTGAAGTGCCATTAGACCAACATATAGTAAAGGAATTAAGAGAAGTATAATGACTAGACTAGTAGATAACTTAATTACATTGAGAATATTAAGACTATTCACAATGAAATATAAAGACACTAACGCATTCAAGTTAGGTCTTATCAACGAAAAAGGTCAACAACTAGTGCCGATGAAAAACTTCACTAGACCTGACCAATATAATTCCTACACACTTTTACATAGATTAGTATTCAGACTTAGAGGTCTATTTGAAAAAGTACCTTTTGTAAAAAATAGATTAGCAAACTATGCCGCCGCTTTACTTTTAGTTAGAGAAAAAATTGTAAGTGAAGAAGAGTTTCATGAAAGCGATGATATATTGTTAGAAAAAATAGAGCAATATAAAAAAAGACCTGGTATGTATCTTGCAGAAAAGGCAGTCAAAAAACACCTTGATGATGATGCACCAGCGAATGCTACAGGTCCTGCAGTAGCAGGTACTTCAGGTAGTGGCACAGTAGTTGTACCACCATCTGCAGTTAAGGCATATAAAAAGAAAAATAGAAAAAAAGGTTTGTTCAGAGTTTCACCTGAAACATTTGATAAGTTTAGTAAAGGTAAAAGAAAGTTTGAAAGATGGTCAAACTATCTAAACTTAGAGAATGAGGCAGAAAGAAAGATATACGATTTCGCTAGAAAACATCCTGATGCAATGATTGTATTGCAAGACACCGTAACAGATAGACAAAAAGGTATTCGTTTTAATTCATACGGTGGTGGTAACTGGAGAAACATAAGCAGAAATCCATCATTAAAAGAATTTATAGAGAGTGAATAATGTTTATACTAGGTAAAATAAAACTACTAATTACAGTAGTCTTAATGCTAGGATTAGCAGGTGGGGTAGCATATGTCTATAAATTAAGAGGTGACAATGCTATACTTAAATCAAATCAAATAAAATTAGAGAGTTCAATAGAAGAGCAAAAAGAAGTTATTGCATCTCAAAAAGCAGATTACGAAAAGATTATATCTATCAACGATGATTTAAACAAAAAAATTAGTACAATAAATCAAAGTAAAAAAGAACTAGAAAAAAAACTAGCAAAACATGATTTAAATTATCTGGCAGTTGAAAAACCTAAGTTAATCGAAAGAATAATTAATAAAGGTTCAGATAAAATTATGAATGAAATGAATGAGGCAACTAAATGAAAAACATAATTAGACTTTGCATCTTATTCTTGTTTATTATGTTAATTATATTATTAACTGGTTGCTCTTTTATGCCTAGAGAAAAGCAGATAGAAGTAGTTACAAAACAAGTTGAAAAACCTAAACTAAACATCGAACAAGTTGAACCTTTAGATTTAAAACCTGTTAAATGGATAGTAGTTACAAAAGATAATGCTGAAGAGATATTTACTAACCTAGAAAATGAAGGTAAGTCGATTGCCTTGTTTGCATTAAACACAGACACCTATGAAGTGTTATCATTAAACATGGAAGAATTAAAAAGATACATACTAACTCAAAAAGAAGTTTTGGTTAAGTATAAAGAATATTACGAACCTAAAGAGGATAAAGATGAAGAGTAAATGGAATGACCTTCTATATGGTAAGTTTAAAAGACCTAAGAAGTGGATGCTAGAAAAAGATTTATCATTTTCTAGTGATTTAACAAAAGAAGAAATTAAAAAGTTTAAAGATGCTAAAGTAGATGTTAAGATAACTGCTACAGGTAAGATTACAGTACCAGAAGGTTATATTACAGACTTAGCAAGTGTACCGAGAGCATGTTGGGCATTCATTGCACCATTCGATGTGGCAAGACCAGCAGTAATACACGATATTTTATACGAAAGAATTAATGCTAGAAGAAATGATATCAGCAAAAAAGAATTTGCAGAGTTAAGAAAACTAGCAGACAATGTATTTAAACAAGGCATGAATGCTACAGAACCTTTAGTAGCATCTTGGAAGAAATATAGTGCCTACTACGCAGTAAGATTGTTTGGTCGATTTGCGATTAAATCTTCAGCACCAAGGACTTGGTAGATGTATTTCTTTTTAATAAAATCTATATTGGGTGCGATAATAGGACAATCTACTAACGCATGGTTTAAAAAAACAAAACTTGGAATATGGTTTTATAAAAAGGTAGACCGTTGTTATAATTGGGCGGCAGAGAGATATAATATAAAAGTTTTGACTACCGAAGAGAAGTTGATTAAGAAATTTCCTAAACTAATGGAGAGAATAAATAACTTAGAGAACGAGGTATCAAAACTAAATGGCGGAAGAAAATAATCATCAAAATGGCAACTTGCGTACAGAGATTGCTTTAGTTAAAAAAGACATAGACACATTAACATCTGTTACTAGTAAATTAGATACGGCAATAGATAAGTTAAGTGAAGTTATCACTTCGGTCAATCGTATGATTGCCATACAAGAAGAGAAACTAAGTAATACAGATAAATCACTAGATGATAATATCGAAGTTATACATAATCGAATAGAGAAAACTAGAGCAGAGGTTAATATGGAAGTAGAAAAGTCTCACCGAGTTATAATGGACGAGATTAAGAAGTTAAGAGAAGACCAAACATTACATCATCAATTAGTATCAGAGAGACTTGGCAAACTAGAACAATGGAGATGGTTAATGGTAGGTGGGGCAATAGTTTTAGGATACCTAGTTTCAACTATACCATGGGATAATATTTTTTAATTTTTCCCTTGACAAACAAATAAGTTTCAAGTATATTATGTTCTATGTCATTATCAACAGACCTTACATACATCAATCAAATATCGCATAAACTTCTTCTATTCAAGAAGAAGAAAGATTATCTGTATAATTTCAGATGTCCTGTATGTGGCGATAGTAAAAAGAAGAAGACTAAAACAAGAGGGTATCTATATCGAGCAAAAGATATGATGCTCTATCGTTGCCACAACTGTGGTCTATCTACAACTTTCGGTAAACTTCTAGAAAGATTAGATAGTGAAATATATAAACGATATATTTTAGAAAGATATTCTAACGGTGAACAACGCCATACGATGCATGATGATATAGAGTATCAATCAGTCGTAATTAAACAGAAACACCTCCTACAGACCCTTAAAACCGTCTCCAGACTATCTTTTGAGCATCCTGTAAGAGATTATCTAAAACGCAGAATGATACCTGAAGATAAGTGGAATGAACTGTATCTTGTGAATAATTTTATGACATTTGTTAACGGCATAATACCTAATAAGTTTCCTAATGTTAAAGAAGACCACCCTAGAATAATAATTCCTTTCTATGATGTAAATGGCAAAGTATTTGCATTCCAAGGTCGTGCATTTGGCAACGAAGAACCAAAATATA